CTTTTCAGCTGGTTTTTGAGCTGGCTTTTCAGCTGGCTTTTCAGCTGGCTTTTCAGCTGGCTTTTCAGCTGGCTTTTCAGCTGGCTTTTCAGCTGGTTTTTGAGCTGGCTTTTCAGCTGGTTTTTGAGCTGGCTTTTCAGCTGGTTTTTGAGCTGGCTTTTCTTTTTTCTTGGGTAGTTTTTTCTGCGGCACTCTTTTAACTGTCAGTGCTTTTAACAACTCTTTATGTTGTTTTTCTTGCCGGCGCTCTTCACTTTTTTGTTCCTTCAACCTATCTTTATCATCAGTCTTTCTTCTCTCGTCCCTAGACACCAACAATTTTTGTATGCCAGACAAGATTTCAACACTAGAAGAATTTTTGCCAATATTATCCCCCTCCTGTTTTCCTTTAAACAGGCTAAACATTTTACTAAAAATTCCTTTGCCCTTATCGGATACTTCTGGCATTTATTTTCTCATTCGTTCTTTTAGTTTTCTATTTTCTTCTTCCAAATATTGAATCAACATTGTTACATAAACATCTCTTTCCCAAGGTATCATGTTTTCAAGTTCTGTCAGACTATATTTGTGGTGTTGCATCAATCCAAAATTAGTCTTAAAGTAATTTTTTAAATCATCATAACAAATTAAAATGCGAAAAAACTTTCAAGTCCCTCCACATCCATACTATGATTAAATCCACATTTAGAACAAGTCATATCAATTTTCTTTTTCAACTTTGGTAAATTTGTGAAAAACTTTTCAATTTTTTCAAACTGTGTTTGACTTAATTGTTCAATAAATTCTATCAATTCTTCTTTTGTGGACTCTTTTGCATAATAAAACTGTTCACCATCGTAAATATATTCGATGGAACTTGCAATCATATTAAAAGTAACATCAGTAATATTTTCTATATTAACAGAATCTTTAATAATACCAAACTTAGGATATCCCATCTTAATAATGATTTTATCGGTCAACTGAATTTCAGGATCGACCCTTTCTTCCCACTCTGGTTTAATATCCCTCAAATCAACTTTTGTGTCCATGATATTACCACATTCTTTATCGTCCACCTCATTGTTGCATCGGTATTTGGATTCCACAATTTCACCAACGGATTTTGACCTGAGATTGATGAAGTAATATTCAATGTCGATGATAGGCAGATCGTCCATATTAATTCCTGGTGTCAAGGTACATACATCCAATATCTCTCTGACATTGTACTGTATGGTTTCCGCATCACCAGATTCCATAGCCATCATAAGGTTTTTCTGTTCCTTGACCAAAAATGGTCGGTATTTAATTTTCTTTCCAGAAAGTGGCAATTCAAGTTCGTATGTTGGCACTTCAAGTTTAGGTAAAGCCATAATATCTCCTCAATTTAAATAATAAAAGTTCTATTGAACCATCTTGTATAAGCAAAAGTAACAGTTAATTTGTGATAACTATCGGCAGACCAATCCAAATCCATTTGATTTGTGGAAATTGGATAACATTCATAGAAATCTGCCGAATAAATTATTTTATTTTGTGTGTCGTACTGATTTACTGTAACATAAGTTGAATAATCAGCTTTGTATTTGAAGTTGTTTGTACGAGCAGGATTAATATATTCCAACCAAGAATCAAATATGTATTTCTGATTCATATCAGAATCAACAATAAATGTTAGGTCAAGGTCGTTATATGTTGTTAAATATGGAAATTTCTCAACAGGACCATATGTTTTTTGTTCCGTTGTTGCTAATGTTCGACTAGGTAATTGTGCAGCCTCACAACTATATTTTAATGTTTTTCCTGGACTATCTTGGTTTAAAAAGATAGACAATCCAGGAGGAACAATAATATTGACATCGAATCTATTTGGTCTTGCGAGCTCATTTTTAAAATTTGCTCTAAATTCTGAAATGCTTCCTGCCATTATGAGTTCCTTATTTGTTCTACTGATTCTTGCCAAACAGTTTTAACTGGTTGTTTTTTAAATTGTTGTATCGGCAAATACAATGCAACATCCCATTCCTGTGGTTCAACAGCCAAAATTCTAGATTTTACGTGACTATACAAGTATTTTTTAATGCATGGTCTAAATTCTCTATATCTTGAAGAAGAATCTAGTATTGGATATGTAATTCTTATTCTTTTTATTTCGTCCTCATCATTATACAGCGCCAAAGGCAATAATTTCCTCATAAAATTAATTCTGTATCTAAGTGGCAAATAATGAAAATTCAAACCAATAAAACCATCATTTTCTCTTTTCAAAGGCATAACCAGTGGGAATCTATCATAATAAGGAAGTTCATTTTTTGTTTTCGGATCGTAGTAAAAGTAATACAATCCACCCATCAAAAACTTTTGCCTGTCTGAGGCTTTAACAAATCTGTTTGTCTCTTTTGTTAAAGGCCTGATAAGATTTACTGGACTTCCTAAATTTTGTATTCTTTTCATCAACCAATTGAGTGATTCTCGACTCATTGTTGAATATTGAGCCGTTATCTTTTCATCAGTCAGTTTTGTGAGTATAGAGGGTTTTGTAGCCATTACAATATTTATGTTATAGTCCTAAGTGGTCTTCCGTAATCACTTTGAATTCCCAACCACGATCTTTGCAATATTCTATTGCTGATTTCCACTTTGCTTGGTTGACACCCCAAGTTGCAACCTCGGCAATATATTGTTTTGTTATTCTTTTCTTTTTTTCTGGTGGTTGGGTTTGTTTCTTTGGTTTTACTTCCAACATCATTGTCTTAGTTTTACCATCTTGGGTTTTGACCTTGACAATAAAATCTGGAAAATACCTATGCCACGCACTATCAACAGGAGAATAGTATGGAATTGCAATTTCCTCTGATGCCCATGCAATAATGTTTGGATTTCTGTCGAGCCAAGTCATCACTCTCGCTTCCCAACTTGAGCGATATATGATTTTATTTGGATCTCCTGCGTATTTTTTAGGATTTTTGGGTCTGAATGTTCCGGAATAAGCCATAAATAATATATATCTTCTTTTTTGGAAAAGCCAATGGCAATATCAATAAAACAAAATTACGGCGAAAACAACAATCCAGCCAACAGTCCTTATTCTGGACCATTAGCTTCTTTGTACGAAAACCGTTATACCTACGATGCACTAAGATATCCCAGAGATTTAGGATCTGATTATAGGGGTCATATCGTAAAATTTGATATCTATGATGTTAAACCATTGGATATAAAGGAAGTACAAAATCTTGCTACAAAATATGTTGTCAACCCGGCTGAGAAAGCATGGGAAAAAGCAGGAAAAATTTATGACGAATCAATTGCAATAGCTAAAGAAGCAATTAGCGATCCTGCTGGTACAGCTCAACGAGTAAAAGACCAAGCTTTATCTGGAGCTAAAAATGTATATGATGCAGCTACAGGAGCTTTTGGAGATGTTACTGGTAGATTAAGTGATTTTGGACAAAAAATTAGTGAAGCTACCGGTGGAAAATTACAAATTGAACCAAGAAACGAAAGTATTTCAAAAAGTATTTCATTATATATGCCAGATTCAGTAAATTTTAGTTACAACTCGTCATATGGAAATTTAAGTTTAGCTGAAGCTGCCGGATCTATACCATTGGTTGGAAAAATAGCTCAAGCTGTAACTGGTGGTATAGGACAAGGAGGAAATCCATTATTAAGGTTGGGTTTAAATGCCGCTGGTTATGTTTTTAATCCACAACAGCAACTAATGTTTGAAGGTATAGATTTTAGGACATATCAAATGTCTTTCACTTTCACTCCTTACTCGGCACAAGAATCTGAAAACATCAAAAAAATTATAAAAACTTTTAGAGAATATGCTGCACCCACAATAGTTGGTGCCGCAGCAGGTTTTTTCTTTAATCCTCCTGGAATGTTTGATGTTTCTTTCTTATTTAACGGTAAGACCAACGAGAACTTAAATAAAATCAAAAAAAGTGTGATTGAATCTATTGATGTTAATTACACACCAAACGGATGGGCTGCACACGAAAATGGTGCACCAGTACAAACAACTTTAACAATGTCATTTAAAGAAATGTTCCTGGTAGATAGAATACAAATAAGAGACGGTTATTAAAATGAAATATTTTCAAAAATTACCTAAAGTTTTAACAACAGACAAAAAAGGTGTTTCTAAACTTTATACAAATATTATGGCTCGAGCCAGTATAATGGATGATCTATTTAATACTCCTTTGTTATTTTATTCTTACGACATACAAAATGATGATACTCCAGAAATTGTTGCAGAAAAATTTTATGGCAATAGTTACAGATATTGGATAGTGTTGTTATCAAATAATATTATAGATCCACAATGGGATTGGCCACTAAATTCTGAGGTTTTCAACAAATACATTTCAGACAAATATCAAGATTTTGATCCATATACAACAATTTATGAATATCAAAAAATAATAACAAAATACGATTCTTTATCTCAAACAACAGATGTTGAAAAACAAGTTATTGACCAAAACACTTTTGATTATTTAACAGAATCAACAACAGAATACACATTTCCTTCAACCACAACAACGGTATCAATCACAAAAAATTCAAAAACTTATTTTGAATATGAACTTGAAAAAAACGAAGCAAAAAGAAATATTAAATTATTAAAAAAAGAGTATGCTCCTCAAATTGAAAATGAATTAAAGAGATTGATGGAACAATAATGGAAGAACAAAACAATAGTTTAACCGAATCTCCAGCAGAAGGGGCTTTTTATTCCCAAGATGGTAGCATTGACGAAATGGAAATTGTCACTGTTACTGGACAAAAGATCGATGTTAAAAAAATATTACTTGAATTTTCTTATTATGAAGATATTTTTAGTTTTGTGGTTTCTGGTTATATCATTCTAAGAGATGGTTTAGGACTAATAGAAAAGTTAGAATTGACGGGCAAAGAATTTATCAATATTACTTTTGGAAAAGCAAAAGGACTGCCAGATAGATTGAACAACACATCAACATTCAGAATATATGCAATACCAAAAAGAACACCTGGTGGTGACAATTCATCTGAAGAATTTATAAAATTGTATTTTTGTTCCGAAGAATTGATGTTGTCGGAACAAACCAAAATAACAAAATCTTATTCCGGCAAAGCAATATACGAGATTGTTCAGGATGTTTTATTGAACAATTTAAAAGTTAAATCAGAAAAAGTGTATATTGAACCAACATATGGATTATATGATTTCAACGTCAACACATTAAAACCATTTGAAACTATCAGTTGGGTTTCTTGTTATGCCAAACCAGCATCAGACAATACAATTGGTGCTGATATGTTATTATATGAGACAAAAACTGGTTTTAATTTTAGATCCATAAGTTCTTTAATGAAACAACCTGTGTTTAATACATATACGTATCAACCGAAAAATTTACAACAAAGTGATTTTGCAAATCAATTAACAACAGTTTTGGATTATGAATTTATAAAATCATTTAATTCTTTGGAAGATATAAACTCTGGAACATTTGCAAATCGTCTGATTTCTTTAGATCCATTAAATAGAACAGTAAAAGTAACTAATTTTGATTATGCAAAATATCTGGGTCAGACAGGAGGCACAAGTTCCTTAGCTACAGCGCCAAATAGACTTGGAAAAACACAAAACCAATCATATTTGGGTACATTGAAAATGGCTGTTGGTAATTCTGGCCAAAAACAAAAAGAATATGTACAAGAAGGATTAGATTCTTTGGCAAATGATATATATCTAGAAACATTTGTTCCTAACAGAACAGCACAACTCTCTCTTGCAACATATACAAGAGTTAAAATAAGGATTCCAGGAGATTCCACAATCACTGTAGGAAAAACAATCAATTTCAATTTGGCTTCATTGTCTGCAAGTAATGGAGAAAAAACATTAGACATGTACAATTCAGGTAAATATTTGGTTGTTGCGGTGAGACATATCATACAATCTCAAGGAGCATTCCAAACAATTTTAGAAATTGCAAAAGATAAACCAAAAAATTCTTATAGGTCTATCGACAATAGCAATTTAAACTATAAAGAGGCGTCTGCTGAATGAGTTTTAATAATTTTTTAGGTAAAGATGGTTTTTATTGGTGGGTAGGAGTAATAGAAAACCGAATGGATCCTTTGGCATTGGGTAGGTGTCAAGTACGTATTTTTGGACACCATTTTGATGGAGACCCAGAAACCAAAATTAAAATACCCACAGAAGATTTACCATGGGCAACACCATTATATCCATGCAACACTGGAACCAAAACCTTTAGTGTTCCTGAATTAAACGACTGGGTTGTTGGTTTCTTTTTTGATGGACCATCAGGACAATTTCCTGTTATGATGGGTGTATTGCCTGGCTTTAATCCAACAGAAAACGACAAATCCAAATCTGCGGAGTGGTATGAATGAGTACAAAAGACTTTTCAGGTAATATTGGTGATTTTAATGTGGTAAATTTTAAAGTAGTTGAAAAATTTCCACCAAATTCACCTTTTGCAAAATTAATGCAAGAACCTGGTGTTCAAAACACACCATCTTTGGCCAGAGGCAATTTAAATAACTCTGCTATTCAACTAATGAATGGTAATTTAGCACATGCCTGTGATTTTAAGTTTATATTTAATGTTAACATAGATTTATTTACAGGACTAAACAATCCGGTAACAGCCATTCAAAAAGCAATGGCTTCTGCAAAAATGAAAGCAACAAATAGAATTAGAGGATTAGTCAAAGATGCAGCGCAAAATTTTAGAAAAGCTTTAGAGGCAATCGTCAAAGTTATGGGTTTTGATCCTTCCGGTCAAATTTCTTTCTATTTTTCTCTTGGTAAAGATATTTTAAGAAAGGTGAATGATGCAGTAGAATTTGTTGCAGAAAAAGTTGCAATGGTTATGGAATGGGTATATTTTGCACAACAAATACAAGAACTAATCAATTGGATAAAATCTCTTCCAAATTCAGCCAAAAACTTGATTATGGCGTGTCTTAACAGTTTTACGAATTCTATCAAAGCAATTGCCGATAACGTTAAATCCATTCCTGCACAAATAACCGCTGCAACAACTTCACAAATACAATCTATAGCAAACCAATTTTCTGAAGCAGCTTCAACAGTAGTGACAGAAACAAAAAACAGTTTAACTACAAATAATGCAAATTTACCATCATCAATTCTTCTTGCTATGACTGAACCTTCTTCAGCAAATACAGTCAGTTTGGCAGAATCTTTAGGTCCAGGAGAAGAAGTATTAAATGAATATGGACAACCGATAGATAAAGAGAAATTGAAAGGTGGACCGTGACAACAGAAAAACCAGATTTCGTAACCACTTGGATAGAACCTGAATCGGCTGCAAATACAAATTTTCAGCCTGTATATCCGTACAATAATGTAACACAGACAAGAGGTGGTCATTCGTTTGAAATGGATGATACACCAACTAGAGAACGTATACGCCTACAACACGGTAAAGGCACATTTTTTGAAATGCATCCAAATGGAGACCAAGTCACAAAGATTTTGGGTAATGGTTACACAATTATTTTGGGTGACCATAATATTGCAATTGGTATTGATGATGGCCAAAATGCAAAAAAATTAAATATCACAGTATATGGTGATGTTAACATGCATGTCACAGGCAACAAGACAGAACAAGTTGATGGAAATGTCGAACAATATGTAAAAGGCAATTACACACAGACCGTGGAAGGAATACACACAGTTTCTTCTTTTGGAAACATGGAAATAAATGCTGGGGCATCATTGTTAGGTAAATTGACAGTTAATGTTCCAGATCATGTTCGTATAAACGGTGACTTGGCCACAACAGGCGAATTAAAATCACAAAAAATAACATCGGAGACAAGGGTTGATGCAGGAACAGGCATTTCAGCAGGTTCTTTAGGATTTGTCACACTAACTGGTGGTTTGTCTGTTGGTGTTCCTATTGCTCCTCCATTACAAATAATTTCGACAGGAGCAATCACATCACTCACTAGTGTAAATGCTCCTTTGGGTGTTTTTGGTATAAACCAAGGAATTTTAAGTTTTGATGTTGTTAATCAATTGATAAGAAAGTCACATACACACATGTCACCTAAAGGAATAACATCTCCTCCATTAAATTCTGAGGTTTCACAATGAGTGCAAACAGCATATACGAAATATTGAATTTTCCTTCGAATGATCCGTTTGTTTCTGCGGCTGTACAACCATTTTCTGCAAATGTTCAATATCAGATGAATTTGATGCCAAGTTTGGTCACAACATGGCAACAAAACGATATTGCGACAAGTAATACTAATGGTTATTTTCAAAATCCGGCTGCAAGTATTACACAAAATTTGTTGACAGCATCAAGCAACATAATAAATTTAACAGAAGATTTTTATGGTGGGAATTCAGAAGCAATCACAACACTTTTAAACAATTCACTATCAATTGCAAACAATATTGTTAGTAACACAGGAAATAACTTTTTATACCACACCAATAGATTGTCAAATGTTGTTGATTTGGATGAAAATGTTGATCTGCCGCACTATCAGACAGTTATTGGTTTTGGAAAATTGTTGACATATATTGTAAACAAGACAGACGGAGTACAAAATAACTCAATTTTAATTGGTGGATTTAGTAGTATTTTAGCTGCAAACTCATTTAGTGCTAATGTAAGTAACACAATTTATTGGGTAAATCAATTTCCAGACACATTATATCAAGATGAACTAGGAAACACATATTCCAGTATGTCTTTGAGTAACGCACAATCCATGTATACCACTCTTTCTTCAATAAACAATGAGATGTGGAACAGGAGACAGCAGGACATTGGTTTTTTCAACAATACAAGATCCGTGATAGAAAGATACAATAACGTAAGTCAATTTAATAATATTGGTCAAACGGAAACAGACTTGATTATGAATCACATAGGTACAGATAAAATAAAAAGCAGATTAAATTCCTAAAATTCGAATTTTTTCGTTCCGGCCCCTAAATTTTTCAGAGACAGTTCAGGATTCCAAAAAAGCGTTTTACTCCTACGATAAATATAAGATGGCAAATTTAACTAAACTTTATTCAGATATAGATTTTACTTTCACCCGTAAGCCGGTGACGAATGATGTTGCTCTCAGTTATGATTCTCAGGCTGTCATTCGTTCTGTTAGAAATTTATTGCAAACTAGACATTATGAAAGACCTTTTAACCCAGATTTAGGTTCAAACATGGATGCAATGCTTTTTGAACCCATTTCAATGTTAACAGCATCATCCATTGAGTCCGAAATATCAAATACAATTAAAAACTATGAACCTAGGGTAATTTTACAAAAAGTTGAAGTTATTCCTACTCCTGAACAAAATGCGTATGAAGCGACATTATCATTTTTCTTGGAAAATTCTTCATCACCAACATCAATAACACTCCTTTTAGAGAGAAACAGATAAAATGGCTGGTTCTAATACAAATATTCAAATTACTGACCTTGATTTTGATTCGATCAAAACAAATTTCATAAACTATTTAAAGTCACAGGATGTATTAAAAGACTATAACTATGATGGTTCTGCACTTTCGGTTTTATTAGATGTTTTGGCATATAACACACAATATAATGCATATTATTTGAATATGGTTGCAAATGAAATGTTTTTAGATTCTGCTTTACAAAGAGATTCTGTTATTTCATTAGCAAAATTATTAAATTACACACCAAAATCTGCAACAGCACCAGAAGCCATAGTCAATGTAGTTGTAAATCAAGTAACAAATGATGCTTCTTTAACTTTACCAAAATATACAACATTCTTATCGGAAGCAATTGATGGTGTGAATTATACTTTCGTCAACGATGAGACTGTTGTGGTGGATGTGGTAAACAATACAGCAACATTCAATAACCTTAAAATAAAACAAGGAACACCAGCCGGAATGTCATATGTGGTGGATTCAACACAGAATCCAAAATATACATTCAAAATACCAGAAATTAATGTTGATACTAACACACTTTCCGTAACAGTACAAGAAACCTCGACCAACACATCATTCCAAGTATATAATAAAGCAACAAGTTTCTTGAGTGTTGATGGTGATTCTTTGGTTTATTTTCTACAAGAAGGTCCTGGTGGATACTATGAAATTAATTTTGGAAACAATGTTCTCGGTAAAAAATTATCTGATGGAAATATAGTTCGACTGTCATATCTAACAACATTGGGAACATCTTCATATGGTGCGAACAGTTTTGTTTCTATGAATAATATTGGAGGTTACTCAAACATTGTGGTTTCTCCAGTATCTGCATCAAGTACAGGTTCAGCCAAAGAAAGCCTAAGTTCAATTAAATTCCAAGCTCCAAAATCATATGCAGCACAGGGTCGTGCAGTAACAAAAGAAGATTATATTACTGCAATACAACAAAACAATTTAGGATTCACATTTGATTCAGTAAATGTTTGGGGTGGCCAAGAAAATGATCCTCCAATTTATGGTCAAGTTTTTATTAGTGCAAAACCAAATGGTGGATACACATTTACAGCAACACAAAAACAAAGATTGGTGGATTCTGTTATAAAACCACTATCTGTGATGACGGTACAACCAACATTTGTTGATCCGGATTATACTTACATACAAATTACAGCAAATGTTGTATATGATCCAAAACGAACAAATTTGACCGCTGGTGATTTAAAATCTTTGATTAAATCCACTCTAATGTCTTATTCAGCAAAAACATTGAACACATTTAATTCAACATTTTCTACAACGGATTACAGTGAAGTTATAAAAAATACAGATCCGTCCATTATAACAAATGAAATTAATATACAAGTACAAAAGAAAATATTTCCAATTTTAACTGGTGCAACAACATATAAATTACATTACGGTGTAGGATTAAAAAGAGGTTTGTTTCTAAGTGGTATTAATAGTTCACCATCAATTAAGGTTAGAGATCCTGTAACACCAAGTGTTATTATTGACAGTTTATTTGTTGAAGAAGTTCCACAAGCAACAGGTGGTGTGTCTAGTATATCAATGATTAATCCTGGATTTGGTTATCAATCAACACCAACAGTTAAAATTTTAGGTGATGGAACTGGTGCAACAGCAGAAGCCGTTCTCAGTATAAATGGAACAATTAGACAAATAAATGTAACAAATAAAGGTTCAAATTATACTAGTGCTATTGTTGAAATTGTTCCAGCATCAAACGACACAACAGGTCAGTTGGCATCAGCTATTGTGACTCTTGAGGGTCGTTATGGAACTTTAAGAACATATTACAATAATACACAAAATATAAAGAAAATATTTAACGCAACAGCAGGAACAGTAGATTATAATATGGGTGTTGTAACTTTGGATTCCTTTAATCCTTTTGATGTGAACAACCAATTGGGTCAATTGACTATAACTGCTAATCCGGCAACAACAATGTTATCTTCTTCCTATAATAGAATTATAACGGTTGATCCATTCGATCCAACATCTATTATAGTCAATGTTACAGCTAGACAGACATAACTTATATGTTAACTGAAAATAAAAAAACTTCACTTTCGGTTCGGTCTCAACTTCCTGGATTTATAAGAGATAATCCAGATTATAACAATTTTGTATTGTTTTTGGAAGCTTATTATGAATGGTTGGAACAAGACAACAATGTATTAAGTAAATCTAAAAATTTACTTTCATATAAAGATATTGATAAAACAACAAGTGAATTTTTGGATTATTTTAAAAATGATTTTTTACCTATATTTCCAAAAGAATCTTTAATCAGCCAAGAGATGGCAATAAAGTGTGCCAGAGAACTATATCAAAATAAAGGTGTTCCGGCCGCATATAAATTTCTTTTTAAAATCCTATACAATTCCGATTTTGAATATTTTTATACAAAAGATGTTGTTTTAAAACCATCTGATGGTGTGTGGTATGTTTCAAAAAGTATCAAGTTATCAACAACAGATACAAATTTTTTAAAAGTAAATAATTATAGACTGTTCGGTGAAACATCAAAAACACTCGCCACAATAGAAAATGCCGTTTTAAACGGCAACAAAACGGATATTTACATTTCAGACATCACAAGAACATTTGAATCGGGTGAAACAATACGAGTTGTTGATGTTAATAATCAAGATGTTTTATTTGATGGTCAACCACTAAAAGCTAAAATTATTGGCCAAGTTAATCAAATAAAAATAGATCCTCTACGCAGAGGTTTGTTATACGAAACAGGTGATCCAGTAATTGTTTATGGAGGATTAAATCCAAACACCGCTAATCCTGTTGGTGCAACCGCAGAAGTTGGTGAAACAACATCCGGATCAATTGAACGAATCAATGTTGTTGATGGTGGTTTTGGTTATACTATAGAAAATACATTGATAACAATAGATGATGCTCCAGGAGCCTTGGCTTCTGTTGGCTCTATTGATCCGAATCCAAGTTATTCAGCAAATGTTAATTTCATACCATTGGATGTTATTGCAGCAAAACAAGATGTTGTTTTGAATGAATCTTATTATAATTTTTCTCATATGGCTTCAGCAAATGCTAACACAAAAATTGTTGATGCATTAAATTTTAGAACAATATTTACCAATCCAATTTCTTCTGTGTTTGTAAACAATGGCGGCGGAGGATTAAGAAAAGTTCCAAAAGTTTCTGCTGAATCTACATATTCATCGGAAACTGGTGTGCTCTCAAACTTGGCCGACTTGGGAATTTTAGCACCAATACAAATACTTGATGGTGGCCACGGATATCAAGTAAATGATACCATAACTTTCACTGGAGGAACTGGTTTAGGAGCATATGCAAATGTGACCTCAGTCACATCCAATGGATCGATAACAAGAATAGAATATGTTAATAGTCCAGAAACCAATAAGTATCCAAAGGGTGGATTAGGGTATAAATTAAAGTTTTTACCAGGTGTCACAGTACAATCATCAAATGTTTTGGCTGCAAATGCATCAATATATGTTCCTGGAATTTTAGGATCAGGAGCAGATTTTTCTGTCATAACAGATAGAACAGGCGCGGTCACGACAATTAATATATTGAATGCCGGTGAAGATTATGTTTCGGCTCCAAACATTTCCCTAAAAGTTCAAGATATTGCCGTTTCAAATGTATACATAACAAATTTGCCACGTAAAGATGATATAATATATCAAGGCACAGATGTAAACACAGCAACATATAGAGCAACTGTCAATTCTGTTTCACTTTTAATTCCAAACGAATATCCAGCACAATCAATATGGAATTTAAGGGTTTTTGAATATTCCTCAAAACCAAACACATCATTGCAATTAACTATTGATAGAAATATCAATATGATTCCTGCAAACACCAACATTAATAACTCATATAATAAGTGGGGATATAGAACATACGGTGATGGCGGAGCAAAAGGAAAATCAACCTTCTTAAACGGCCTATCTTTTGGACAAGGACAATATTTAAGTACCAAAGGACATCCAAGTTCTTATGATGTTTTGCAAAGTGAAATCTATAATAATTACACATACATTATTACAGTAGAAAAAGAAATAGAAAAATATCGTGACATTTTAATGAATCTATTACATCCAACAGGAATGAAAGTTCTGGGTAGATATGCATTAAAATCAAATGCAAACTTCTCGTTGGGTGGACACACAGCAGTTTACCAAGCACATCCATTAAGTTATTATACTGGTTATACAGGGTCACATGCACACATTTATACCGACTTTGAAAATAAAAGTAATAATATAATTTATTTTGATGGTTTGTCCGGTGCAAATTTAGAAAATTTTATTTTTGAAAATGAAAGTATTATTTCTATTAAAAATAAAGGTATTGAAATTCGTTCTGAAGTTTTATCCGTCAATTCAATCAGTAACAACATAACAATTTCAAGTAATGTTTGGTTAACATATTCAAATGTTGCTGTTGTTTCTGGCCAAGAATCCAGTAACGTAATAAATATTACGGATCTTATAACAGATTCTTATAATGTAATAAACAATGGAATTTATAGCAATAAAAATTATCCTTTACGGGACATAATTTATGTTGGTGACACCATCTTGGTTGACAATAACACAAGCAAATTGGTGTCTGCGATTGATTATGCAAATGGTACAATTATACTTTCAACAAATTTAACATCGAATGTTTCGAATTCTTATTTGTCCGTCAACAGAACATTTTCAGCAAACAGTTCACCAAATAGTGACCAAATTCATATTTACGGTCCAATCGGTCAAGTTTATATTCCATTACTGTTAACAGAAGATGGACAAGAGTTAATTACGGAAAGTGGCGACACACTTATACTGGGGTAAACAATGTCAACAATTAAAATAACACAATTAAATGAAAAAGTTTCTTTGGATGCAAATACAGCCAACACCATTTTACTTGGTGTTGATTTGCCCTCGACATCCACGGTTAAATTTACGTTAGGAAACTTAATTTCCAGAATATATTCTGCAACAGGAGTCGATACAATATCGAATTCTTCTTTTGTCCAAGCCAATGCTGCCTTTGTACAGGCTAATACTCCTAGTGTAACAGCAAATGCATCCTTTGTCCAAGCCAATGCAGCCTTCATACAAGCCAATACTCCTAGTGTAACAGCAAATGCATCCTTTGTCCAAGCCAATGCAGCCTTCATACAAGCCAATACTCCTAGTGTAACAGCCAATGCATCCTTTGTCCAAGCCAATGCAGCCTTCATACAAGCCAATACTCCTAGTGTAACAGCCAATGCTGCCTTCGTACAAGCCAATGCTGCCTTTGTACAAGCTAATACTCCTAGTGTAACAGCCAATGCTGCCTTCGTACAAGCCAATGCTGCCTTTGTACAGGCTAATACTCCTAGTGTAACAGCCAATGCTGCCTTCGTACAAGCCAATTCAGCTTTCAATAAGGCAAACAATGCACTTGCAAATACTTCCGGAACATTTGGTGGAAATCTAACAATTTCTGGAAAAGTTGATGTTAATGGTACAATGATTTTGGCAAACAGTAATTTTGCCTCGACCGAAGCTGCATTAAGAGTTTCAGCAACCAGCACAGTTGCAACACCATCAAATGACGGATATATGTTACATATTTCCGGTAAAGAAGGCGTCACTACCAGAATTGTTGCAGATTCTTATGGCACAGGTGCCTATTCTTTATATGCTGGACGTTCAGCCAGAGGAACATTATCTTCTCCTTCCGCATTACAAGCCAACGATGTTATAGCCAGAATATCAAGCAATGGTTACGGAACAACAAAATACCAACCAATTGGTGTTGCAAGAATTGATTTTGTTGCCGATGAAAATTTTACAGATGCAAACACAGGGTCAAGAATAGAATTTTATAATTGTCCACACGGTTCAAACACACTTAATAAAATTGCATCTTTCAATGGAAATACTGTTATATTTTCGGGAGCAGTTAATCCACAAAAAGGTTTTATATATTCACCAAATGTTCAACCAACAACAATTGTACAAACAATAGATTTTGCAAGAGACAATTTACTAAAAATTGATGTGAATGACAACGCAACAATCACATTGCAAAATTATGTTCAAGGTAAAGTTGTTGAACTTTGGATCACAAACTCAGCCGGTCAAAACAAAACAATCACACACGGTTGTTTATCAAATAATTCAACAACCCACGCAACAACATTCACTATTGTTTCTTCAGGCTGCGCTTTCGTTAGATATTTTAGTATTGGAACCGATCAGGCAAACACATTCTGTTCTATTGTTGCTTAATAAATAAATTACTATGTCAAATAAAATAAAAATAACACCAGGCGCAAAACTAACCCAAGTTAGTCAAACATATTATTCTCCTGCGGCTGTGGTTCCTCCAAATTTCACCGTTCCTATTGGATCCACTTATTGTTTTTTATCTAAGGTGGATCCATGGTCGAACGAAAATGACCCGGAAATGCCAATGGTGGATGTGAAAAACCAAAAGCAAATATTTAAAAATATGTTTGCCGTAAAACAAGTTAGAACCGGAGACATATCTCCAGTAATTGAGAGGATAGATTGGATTGAAAATACAACATATTCTTTTTATAGGGATGATGTTGATATGATTGAGAAAGACCAAAACGGAAATTTGGTAAACTATTTTTATGTCAAAAACAAATACGACCAAGTTTTCAAATGTCTTTGGAATAACAATGGTGAACCTTCTACAATAGAACCTTATTTTGAACCAGGAACATATAACAATAACAATCTTTTCTTGGGTGGCGACGGATACAAATGGAAATACATGTATACGATAGACAATGGTTCAAAAATAAAGTTCATGGACTCCCAATGGATTCCGGTACCATTAAAACGGGCACCAAATCCATTGGTTTCTAATGCAGGATCCGGCAACATCGATGTTATACATTTATATAATGGTGGTTCGGGTTATGATCCCGCCAATGCAATTGTTTATGTAACAATAACAGGTGATGGCCACGAAGCAACTGCATCCGCAAACGTTATCAATGGAACAATCTCGGATATAATTGTAACTTCCACCGGACACGATTACTCTTACGCAAATGTAATAGTACAATCAACAATAGGTGAGGGTGTGGTTGCATATGCAAACACTTCTCCTGTGGGCGGACATGGATTCGATCCAGCTTCCGAATTGGGTTGTGATCATGTAATGTATTCTGTTGAATTTAATGGTGATGAAAATGGTGAAATACCAACCGAAATAGATTTTCATCAGATTGGTTTATTAATTAATCCAACATCTTCGATCAACTCACCAAGCACAGCAAATGGTGCGATTTATAGAACCACAACAGATGTTATTTTGGCACCAGGATTTGGTTTATATTCGAATGATGAAATTGTATATCAAGGAACATCATTGGATAACGCAACATTTACTGCTAGGGTGTTGTACTTTAATGCAACAAATAATGTTTTAAAATTAATAAATATCACAGGTGATTACAAATTAAACGGATCTCTATTTGGAAGTAGTTCCGGAACAACAAGAACACTATTGTCTGTAAGTCCTCCAACATTTACGGTTTTCTCTGGTTATCTGGCTTATATTGAGAACAGAACCGGAGTACAAAGAAGTACAGACGGAATAGAACAATTCAGATTGGTTTTAGGATATTAAAGGAAAAAAATGTTAAATTTTAATGTAGAACCTTACTATGATGACTTTGATCCGTCAAAGAACTTTCATCGTATTCTTTATAAACCTGGTGCTGCTGTTCAGGCTCGTGAACTAACACAATCACAAACAATTTTACAGAGCCAAATTTCCAAATTTGCAGACCACATTTTTTC